AAACAATGGGTACGTCTCTTACGATTTCCATAGTTGGCATAACGTTTAATGAGATGGTGTAGTCTGGTTGAAACATTGGTAATATCTGTTCAACAATCTGTAATGCGTCTTCACTATTTTTTGCCATAGCGAATAAACTGAAACCTACATTGTATGGTACAGGCATGTAACTGTGTTGAAGTGACTTACTATCTGCCCCTTTTACTTTCTTAAACTTTTGTATTCTATTTAATTTTCTTGGTGCGTCATATTGAAGTGTCGTCATTTCAAAACCAATACGTGGTAATGTAAGTGCCGTGGTCTTTACATTCTCAGCAGTCCTTGAACTGTCTTGGTCTAGTCTTGTTAAAAATTTTTGTTTTGGTCCATACGCTAATGGCACCTTCATCTTTTGTATTGTTTTACCTGTTGAGTTTTTACGATAAACATATAGGTCGTTAAACAATGTGCCAAACGCAACAACTGTCTTTCGTATCAACTCATGGTACTGGGCATCCTTAAACATTATTTACTCCTCGGGTCTCCAAATGGGTTGTTCTCAGTAAAATCAAATATATCATTGTTAGGATCAAAATCATCTAACCCTGCTTCAGTATCGAAAGCGAGGTTATCACTATCAACCGCATCCGTAGCCATGTTATCTGTTAAACTATCTTCTAGTATTATATATTCAACATAACTTGGATCATCTTCGTAAAGTATATTATCTCCATCAACCTCATCAACTAGGTATTCACCTGCTTCTGTTAATACCGCTTCGATATCGCCAGATAAATTTTCTGTTAGTAGTGAACCAGATGAAGTTGTGCCAGATTCCAAAGTGATTTGATTTTCCATAACGTCCATTGTAACGGCGTCTAGTTTATCATCAATCTCTGCTAATCCAGTTTCAACACTTTCTGAACTGTAATCCCATGTAGAACATTTTAATTTAAAAATAGGCAAGTCAGAAATCTGATACATTGGATCCTCGTCCTCAACGAAATCAACTTGCCAAAACTTTTTGAAAAGAGGCATGTATATAACATCACCCTCTCTTGGTCTATTAATTGTAAGTGTGTTTGATGGTTGGTCAACCAACAACTCGAAGGTACGTCTGCTGACTACGAAGGTCAACTCGTCTCTCATATCAAGTCCAAACTTGCCTATGAGATCACCTTGTCCTGCAAAACCATTTACATCTTCAACGTACATTTCAATCATGTACTCGTCAGTAAATTTATCTGTAGTATTGCCTAGTACACCATCAGTATATAGATTTTCTCTAGGCATGTAATGAACATCATGCCCATAGATTTTTAATTGTTCTATGATTAAATCTTCGTAGAGATTTTTTTCTGCTCTGGTGCCATGTGCGAAGTATGTACTTCTCATATTAACCCATCATGTATTGCGGTGGTAACTCGTAAGATAATTGTATTTGTTCTTCTAACTTTGTTAATTCTTCCTGTGCCTGTGTGTATAGTTGTTCGCCATTTAACTGAACACCACCCAACATAGCAACACCTTGAAACTTAATTAAGTTAGCACCCCATTGTCTTTTGACTAATTGTATGAGGTATTTTTTCAAAAAGATATCATCAAATATATCCGTAAAAGTTGAACCATCTAGTTTTCTGTAACATTCTATAACTATAAAGTCACCTGCGTCAACATCATTATCCCAATCCATATCAATATACAATCTGTTTTTGTGCATATTATATCTGACAGGTCTCTCACCAACAAGTCTAACATATCTAAATGTCTCAACGTCATATCATAATGAATAATTGATGTAGATGAAAAATCGTATAGGTCATTTAGTCTTAGTTGATATCTAACATCAAAAAGATTTAGTGACGCTTTGTCTGTGAATGGAAATATACGGACAACTGACATAACGTTAGAAGGCATTGGTATATAATTTTTACCCTCTTTGAAAGCAGCCGTAACTGTGCTATCTGCTGTATCCGTTACCGTAGATAATGTTTCGTCTGACCTCGCTCTTGTCTTATCGTCTGCTGTGACTTGATACTTGAGGTACATTCTCTCAGTACCGTCATAGTGATACTGTGCGAAGTATTGTAACGCCTCATCAATACGGTCCTCTACCTGGTCATCTTCAACGTTAATCTCAATGACTGGTTTGCCTAATGCTCTAAGACAATATTGTTTAAGGGTTTCTCTTGTTGTAATCGGGTTATTTTGTGCCATATTATAGTCCTTATGAGACTATTTATAAGGAAAATAACTTAATATCTAACAACTACTCTATCACCAGAAGCGGGAGCCGCGTCCAATGTGAGTGTTGTACCAGAAACCGTGAAATCTTCCGTAGGTTCCTGAACGATACCGTTGATAGTTACTAAGAACTGGTCAACATCATACCCTGCCCCAACTGTTACAGTTGTTGCACTTCCGTTACCATCTAGTGTTGCTTTATTTGCACCCGATGAAATCTTAAATGTCTCGTCTGGGAATGTTACTGTTCTATCCGCAGTTGGATCAGTTACGGTTATAGTTGTCTCAAATGAGTTATTTGAAGCACCCTCGAATATGATCGTACCATCTTCCGTGATATTGACACCGTCAAATGTCGAAGCACCCGTAGATGTGAATGAAGTTGCCGTTACAGCGTCATTGAATGCCGCAGCCCCAGCCGCACTACCATCTATCGTTAAGAAGGTCGTATCTGAGGAACCATCTGTCCCTTTGAATATGATATCACTATCGTTTGCCTGTGCGTCAATTGTGATATTACCAGAAGTAGTTGTTAATGTTACTGCCGCGTCACCTGCTGTTAGGTCATCTGCCGCACTTGATACAGTATCAAAAGATAATGCACCACTACCGTCTGTTTTTAAGAACTGTCCAGAAGAACCATCTGCCGCAGGTAGTGTCATTACGAAACTACTTGAAACTGTCGCTGGTGCCTCTAGGGCAACAAACTGTCCACCAGAAGCGTCTTGGAATCTTGCCTCAGCACGTGCCAATAATTCTATTGATGTGCCAATCTCAGGACTCGTTAGTGTTTTGTTTGTTAGTGTGTCTGTTGTTGCTTTACCTACAAGTGTGTCTGTAGACGCAGGTAGAGTTACAGTAACGTTACCTGAGTAGGCACTATGTGCCGCACTTTGTAATGCTGTGTAGTGTGCGTTTGAACTTTCACAATATAATCTGATCGCTGATTGAGCACCAGAGTTTTTCAACTCTATGAGACCAGTTGTAAATGTGATATCATCATCACCTGCAATCTTAAAGTGAATTGTATCGTCAGTATCTGCCGTGATTGATGTATCAGCGTCAGCGTCTAATACTAACTCACTACCGTTCATGTCTAAAGTTCCGTTTACTTCTAAAGTAGAACCTGATAGAACGTCAAATTTATTAGCAGTAAATCTGAAATCGTCAGCGTTTGAAATCTTAATGTCTATTTGGTCATCTGTATCTGCCGTGATTGAAGTATCAGCGTCAGCGTCTAAAATCAATTCAGTACCATTCATGTCGATAGACTTGTTATTTAAGGCAAGTGTACCACTATCATCTGGTAAGTTGATTGTTCTATCCGCAGTTGGATCAACAACGTTTAATGTTGATTCAAAAGAGTTAGCAGTTGAACCTTCGAATATAACACCACCAGATAATTCTACGTTTGAGAATGCCGCACTACCACCGCCGGTTACGTCTGTTAGGAACGCAACTGTACCAGATCCATTCTGGAACGTGATAGTTCTATCTGCTGTAGGGTCTGTTACCGCAAGAGTTGTTTCGAAACTGTCTGCCGTACTACCCTCAAAAGTGATATTACCAGTTGTTGTAATTGCACCCGAAGTTATTGTACCTGCCGCGGTTACGTTTGCACCACTAAATGTTAAAGCAGTTGTTGTGCCTGATTTGATGATTAAGTTACCACCTGTATTCGTTGCACTACCAAAAGTAACACCTCCATCTAGGAATAAAATATCTCCGCCATCAGCGTCTATCTTAATATCGCCAGGTGCGTCAAGTGTAACGTCTGTAGCACCGTTCATAACGAAGTCAAGGGCAGTAGTGCCACCCGCCTTCATTGTGATATTGTCGCCGTCAGCGTCTAATACGATATCAGTAGTTGCGTCAAGTGTGATTGTTGAACCCGAATCAATTTCTGTAATTACAGGTGTTGTTAAAGTTTTATTTGTTAGAGTATCAGTTGTATCTCTACCAACTAACTGTGTAGTTGCGTTTGGTATTGTAACTGTTCTATCTGCTGTTGGATCTTCTACTTGTAAAGTTGTCTCAAAACTATCTGCTGTAGAACCCTCAAATGTAAATGAGTTTGTTACTGAGATTGTTGAGGAATCAACCGTAGTTTGTGTACCAGAAACTGTTAAGTTACCTGCGATGGTAACGTTTGCACCAGACATTGTGATTGCAGTAGTAGGTGTAGAACCTGATTGGATTCTTAAATTACCACCGTTGTTATTCAACGCACCAAATGTAGTGCCGCCATCTTTTAATGTAATGTCTGCTCCATCAGCGTCTAAGATAATGTCAGTAGTTGCGTCTAAAGTTATAGAACCACTACTATCTATTTCAGCGATAACTGGAGTTGTAAGTGTTTTGTTTGTTAATGTGTCTGTAGTATCTCTACCAACTAAAGTTGTTGTTGCGTCTTGTATTGTAACTGTTCTATCTGCCGTTGGATCAGCAACCGCGATAGTTGTTTCAAAACTGTCTGCTGTAGAACCTTCAAATACTAACGGAGAAGCGTTAGAGAATATACCTTGCGTAGCAGTAACAGTAGAGGTAGACGTAATCGCACCAGAGCCAACAGTACCAGCAAGAGTTACGTTTGCACCACTAAAGGTTGCCGCAGTAGTGGTACCAGATTTTATGATTAAGTTACCACCTGTATTCGTTGCACTACCAAAAGTAGTACCTGCGTCTTTGAAAAATATATCACCACCGTCCGCGTCTAATACGATATCCGTAGTTGCGTCTAATGTGATTGTCGATCCACTATCAATCTCCGCGATAGTTGGAGTAGTTAGGGTCTTGTTTGTGAGAGTTTGTGCCGCCGCGTTTTGCGTGATTTCAAAACCACCTGCAGTTGAACCATCATGTAACCTAAGCGTATCTAAAGTGGTATCAACACTAATCTCACCTACAGCACCCGTGAAACTGTTATTTTGAGAGGTAGTACCCCTTCTAAATTGTAACGCTGTTGGCATTTGTTTGTTCTCCTAATTAATATTAATTCTATTTCTATTTATAACCTTTTACTATGCAACACTACCTAAATCTACGGTAGAAACACTACCTGCTGGATCTTGGTGATCGAAGATACTACCTAATGCGATACCAAAGGCATCCGTAACAGTAACAAAAGGGGTCTCACTATCTGCCAAGTCAACATCTCCTGACGCCGCAGGGTGAGTAACTATGGTAGATGTTCTTTGGAATACCTGTGTTGTTGTTGCTAGACTACCTGTTGATGTAGGTAAGGTTAAAGTTATGTCCGCAGTTGGATTACCTGGTGCAAGTGTCGTCTCAAAACTGTCTGCCGTACTACCTTCAAATACTAGATTTGTTGAAATAGTACCACCAAAAGCGATTGTGTCTGAACTTGCGTCACCTAAAGTAATTGTGGAACCATTTGAAGTTGTCGTTCCAGTTACTGTTAAGTTACCTGCGATTGTGGTATTCGCACCACTCATTGTTAAGTTTGTGGTAGATGATGCTCCTGAAGCAATTCTTAACTCACCACCATTATTCGTAAATCTACCAAACTCTGTACCACCGTCTTTTAATATGACGTCCGCACCATCAGCGTCAAATGTTATGTCGCCCGCGGAATCTAAAGTGATGGTTGAACCAGTAATCGTAGAAATGACTGGACTTGTTAGTGTCTTGTTTGTAAGAGTTTCAGTTGCGTCTAACAATGAAACTGTACCTGTTAAGTTTGGTAAAGTGATTGTTCTATCTGCCGTAGGGTCTGTTACAGTTAAAGTTGTCTCAAAACTGTCTGCGGTAGATCCTTCGAATACTACTGAACCAGATGAAGCAATAAATCCTGTTCCTGTTACTGTGCCTGTTGATGTGATTGCACCACTGCCTACCGTGCCCGCTAAAGTTACGTTTGCACCTGAGAAAGTTGCCGCGGTAGTTGTACCAGATTTAATTATTAAGTTACTACCAGTAGCAGTTAAACTACCGTAAGTAGTACCGCCATCAACTAAGAATACATCACCACCATCAGCGTCTAACTTAATATCCCCTGGTGCGTCTAACGTTACGTCTGTCGTGCCATTTAATACGAAATCTAAAACGGTAGTACCACCATCTTTCATTGTGATATTGGCACCATCAGCGTCTAGTATAATGTCCGTAGTTGCGTCTAATGTAATAGTAGAACCTGAATCAATCTCGGCGATAGTAGGTGTTGTTAAAGTTTTGTTTGTAAGTGTTTGTGTACTTGCAAGACCCACCAAAGTGTCTGAAGCACTTGCGGGTAATGTTAATGTGATATCAGCAGATGGGTTACCCGGTGTTAAAGTTGTTTCAAAACTATCAGCACTTGAACCTTCAAATACTAAACTACCTTGAATTGTACCACCAAATGTAACTGTATCAGTTGCCGCGTCACCAATTGTAATATTTCCATCACCCTCAGTATTACCAGTTACCGTTAAGTTACCTGCAATAGTAACATTGGCACCTGACATTGAGATTGCCGTAGTTGTACTTGATGATGATTTGATGACTAACTGTCCAGATGAATTTGTAAAACGTCCAAACTCTGTGCCGCCATCTTTTAAAACTACGTCAGCACCGTCAGCGTCTAGTATAATGTCTGCCGCGGAATCTAAAGTAATGTCACCACTTGATGTGGAGAAACCACTACCAAACTCTATGGCATTACCTGCCGCGTTTACCTTTAATACTTGACCCGCACTACCTAATGATGATAACCCAGTACCACCATGTATGTGTCCTACCGTCTCACCTGATTGAAATTCTGCAAGTCCAGTAGCGTTTCCACTACTGTCGAAGACCGTACGAATTGGAACTTTATCTGTCATGTTACTATTTATATCCTTTCACTATTAAAATAGGAATATTACTTCCTCCTGTGCTGTTAAGGCACTACCATCGTTCTTTGTAAAATTTCTAAACACATAGTTGAGGTTTCCTGATGCCGCAAAAGTAAAGTCAACGTTTTTAGTAGAGAGGTTACCCTTCTTAAAGAATGGTACCACACGTATTGCTTTACCTGTTGCAACTTCCGCAGAGGCAATCGCACTCGCACCAAC